TCAGCGTCTTTCATTGCCATCAGGAATACTTTGTCTGATGCTTTCTTCGCAGCCTTGTAGTTACTGACAACTGTATCTGCTGTGGGGTGTTCGTCAAGACAACCCTCTTCTGCACGATACTCACGAATACGTTTGTAAAGAAGGTCATGAATGATGGCCGCGCGAGCAATATCCCACGGAGAAATCAACCACCAGATTGCGCGAGGAACACTAGCAAGGTCTGTTTCAAATCCTTTTTTACAGGTAATCTTACTGGCAGGACACTTCACACCAACTGCTTGTAGTGGTGACTCTTCAATCTCATCATTCTGATATGACAAAGCACGTTCCAGAATCCACTTCGGTGGATTATATTCAGCTGAAATTTTATTATTGAACTTTCCCATCTTCCTCTTCCTTATTCGGTGCTACTGCATTTTCGTAGTAGACAATAATCTGCTTCTGTTGTTCTATATATCGTCTTAGTTCAGCAAAGTTTAAACTAAGATTCTCGTAGTCCTTCACTGATAGCGCAATGTACGAATCTGCTCCATTCTTCTTTTCATATGACTTAATAAATTCATCGTAGTTTATCTTCGAAACTACATAAATCTTAACGTCATTTAGCTGGACTTGCTTCGGTCTTGCTACTACCGGAATTTCCGTTTTTACTACCTTGGTCACCGTCACCACCTTTGGTGGCATTATCCGGCCGCACCCCATTAGGGTCAGTGATAATAGCAAGATCGTCCCATAAACGATTGGTCGCATTTTGCATCCTCTTCTCTATCAAACCCGGCTTCTTGTTTGCCAAGTGTGTTAGGTTGTGTTTTCGCAGAGTGTTACGCAACTGGTCGCCATACTTCTCTGCTAATTGTAATTTGTCTTGCAGTTCTCTATTTAGTTCTGCATTTCTTTCAACATCCTCAATCATCGTATTGATAGTTTCTTCTTGCAGTTGTGCAGCTACTTCTAACTTTGCGTTATTCTCAGTCAGAATAGAAATACGTTCTTGGGTATCCTTATAATACATATACCCACCATAACCGACACCGCCGATTACACCCATGATAATGAGAAACAGATAAATCTTAATCATCAGGTAATGTACATATTCAGTTCATATCTCTTATTGTCGAGATTAGTAACTTGAATTTGAACCCTTTTACCTTTGTCTGTTCCAAGGCTATAACTGTTAGTTTTACCACTGCTTGGTTTCCTTGGACCAGATGCAACCTTGTCATCAATATCTTTGGGGTTTACAGTGTATCCCTTGCTCTTTGCAAATTTGTATGCATGTTGCATGGCGCCAGAAAACTGCTTGTGATACAGTTCATATCCAGTTCCAGACTTTGCTACACCAACAGAAGGTGTTAGTGAATCTTTGCGAGATTTCCTACCCTTATCTTGTAAATGCTTTCCCAACTTACCTCGAATTTTTGTCATCTTCGCAGCATTTACAGGTTGAATGTTTGCCATTGGTTTGACTGTATCGTATCCAGCACCATATGCCATCTCAGACGCAACTTCCTCTTTGACCTTCTCAATGAACTTACTCTTGTTCTTTTTCTCTTCCCGTTTCACCCGACGAGCTTCAAGACGAGCGCGGTGTTCACGATATGCCTTGGTGCGAGCGTCCATCATGGAACGATCAAGTAGAGTCTTCTTCTTTTTCTTAACCGCATCAGGTGGCATTGCAATATCGCCGCTACTTGCATTGTTCGTAGGAACGTCCTCTTCTAATCCACTATACGGGGATACTTCTGACCAGCGTTTCATTTTATGTCCTCCAAACTAATGTAAATCTTTTCTTGTGTCTTAACATGAACAATAGGAAATATCTCAACACCAAGAACTGTATCAATCGGTGCTTCGTCATCAAATGCAACGACCTTATCACCAGACTTTGCTTGTAGTTCTTCTTCTTCAGTATTTAGGATATCATTGACTAGAGTGTACTCACCCTTGGGTAGCACTTCTCCAAAACCAATGACTTCTTCGGAAATTGTGTTGTCTATCTCGTAACCCTCTTCCTTGAGATACTTCATGAACTCCTTCTCGAAAATATCAGGGTCTTCAACGTGTTCTTTGAATGTATCTTTCAGTAGGAACAGGGCTGCAGCATAGGTTCCCAACTTAGTCCTAAGTCCGGGCACCTTGCCAAAAATCTTTTTGATGTTGAATACGAGTTTGTGAAGAACAGTGTATGCGTTCTTCTTCTCAGCAGTATTGAGGTCAGTGGGTCGAACACCTCTTGATACTGTCTGTTCTGTCTTACGTTTACCATCTTTGTCGATGATACCAAGCTTATACGCTTCAGTCTTCTCAAACGGAGTGACTAACAGTTTTATAAATCTGTATGTAACGAATAAGTCTATCGCTCTTCCCATTAGATTTTCCTTAATACATCGAAAACATGATCATCTTGATCAATTGTTTTTAGTTCATCATCTCTAATCATATTTAGGAAAAGTAGGAAAGATTTTAACGCGGCAAGATGTTCTTGGTGTGTCTTATAAAGTAAAAGTGTAACACATGCCTCATTTCCAAACAAGTTCCTAAGAATAATGATATGGTTCAGAAGCAGTCGTTCTTTTAATACTCCACTCACTTTATACTTCTTTAGAAGACGTTTGATATACTTAAACCTCTTCATATCATCGTGAAACTCTTTTTCTCCTTCGCAATGAGGGTTTTCATAATGTTTTATCGCATACATCATGAAATTATTAGAGCTTATAGTTTCGTACATACTATTTAATAGAAGCAGTCAACCTACACGAATTATCCTCTTGCATTTTATATCCTAGCACCAATTTAAGACCACCCTCTACCTGATGCGAGATACCGTCATCCTCTGCAAACTCATCATATGGGGTATCCAAACCTTTACCAAAACGACCACCAAAACTGGTCAAGGGCAATTCGAAGGAACCACTTTCACCTTCCATCATTGGGACTTCATCAAAGGTCAGTCCAATCTTACTCAGAGAATTTCTCATCTTACTAATGACCATCTCAGGAAGCATTGTTCCATCCATCGTAGCCCGTGTTACTGTACCTACAAAAGTATTAAGTGCCTTCACAACTTTAGGATCAGAATAGTCACCTGTCGGAACGTCCTGATGCATCGCATTCATGGTTGTGTTAAATGTTGCTTCATCTAATACGAAATTTTTAAATGTTTTCATTTTTCTTCGTCCTTCGGTTCTACGTCACAAGGATAGTAATCTCTAATTTGTTCTTCAAGGAATTTAGGGTCTTCTTTTTTCTTAGTAAAAACTTTGGTAACAGGCTCAACTGCCTTGCCCCAATTTACTTCTGATAAAACTTCAACCATTAAATTCTCCAATGTATAAAATGGTGGGGGGGACAAGCCCCCCACACCAAGCAAGCGTAGAAAATACTACGAAAGCTGCGGTCCTGTACCCAGATCGCCAGTGGCGCCTGTGCCGTGACCAATGACAGCCCATCCGTCTGTACCTGTCCACTGAAGCATAATCGCTTCACCAACAGCGTTAAACGTGGCAGTCGCAACCGCACCGATTGTCGTAACAAGGTCAACGTCAACCGTGTTCGTTACGTTCTTAGCAACGATTGTGTGAATCTGACCAACGACTGTGGCGTTAGCAAGAGTCATCGCAGCAGCGGCGTTTGTACCGTCAAGGATGTGAATACCCTTGGTCAGTGTCAAAGCACCGTTTGCTGTCTTTGTTTCCGCCGTGTTCGTCGCAAGAGGAACAGGAATGAAGTTGAATACGTTCGCTACGGAAATCTTCTTATTGATCGGTGTACCCGTTGGGTCATCGATAACGTGAAACAGGTCAGCACTTGCAATATCACTGCTAAGGTCTGTGAGAGCTGTAATTTTCTTATCTGCCATAATGGCTTCTCCTTATATTAACCCACGGAATTGTGGGAATGCTATTGTAGATATTAATCAGTACCGCCGGGTTTCAAATCCTCTTCGGTAAAACTATTCTCTACATCACCCTCCTCATCGGGAGTATCATCATTAAAGTCTTTTGCAAAGGCGTCACACTGTTGAAATGCACCCATAAGTGCCTGCAACAATGATTGGTCCTCTGCGAATTTCTTCTGCGCTTCTCCCATACGGGCACGAACCGCTTCAATGTCTTTCGCAATAACTTGTTTGCGTTCATTAATCTTATCAAGATCGATCATAATTTCTCCTTTTCATATTATGACATAGTATAGTTATTTATACAACTTATGCTGCAGCAACTGTAATTCCATTAAGAACCAAAGCACTACCGCTGCTTGACCCTGCCTGTGTATACAGAGCAAGACCAGATGTAAAGTCTTCCAAGTCAAGGAAAGAGTCTGCATTGGTAGAACTACCATCTGTACCGTTAAGTACGATAGCATCTTCACCATCATCACTACCCTCTGTACCCTGTTCAAGAAGAATGCTTCCACCCAACTCTTCACCAGTTCTCGCAATTCCAGTAACATCAACAGCACTACCAGCCGCAACAAACTCTGGACCAGCAACTTGGAAATCAATACTCTCTGCATTAACTTCTTCACCGCCGTTTGTCATTGCAAGTAGAATGACATTATTTGCAACTGTGATCGCTTCACTAAGTGTAACACTTGTTTGTGATGCAACAGCAGTAATCGTCAGAGAGTTATCTGTCGAAAGTCCTGAGTTTCCATCAGCATCAGTGATCGCAGCAGTACTAGTGTCTTGAACTGTAACAACCTGTCCTACAGCAAGCGTACCCGTGACTGTATCAACAACCAAAGTTGCTGAACCGGATAATGCACCATTAACTGTGGCAACTGCACCAGCTGTACCATTCATGATGATACGGTCACCAAGTGTAGGAGACGCAGCGGTTCCTGACTCTTGACGAATACCAAGTGCAGAACGACCATCTTCTTCATCCATTGTTGCAGTACCATCGAAGACAATTCCTATAGCACTACTGAAACCAATGTAACCAGCCGCAGCATTTGTAGTTACTCGACCACGGAAGACCAATTGGTTGGTTCCCGAACCAGAGAAGTACTGTGCAGCAATTGTACTGTCAGCCACCATGTCCGTGATACCCAAGCGAGCCAACAGGATATATGCCTTGTTGGTAACTGTCTGGTTGTCAGACCAAGCAGCAGATGTAACATCAACCGCCTCATCAAAGGTAATCGTAATATCGAATAGTCCAGCATCACCAACTGTTGCATCCGTCCAATCAATACTGATAACAGAAGCGTTACCCATTGCCTCAGCAATATTTCTAACGCAAACCAGAACTTCTGGTGTTGCATCAGTGTTGTCATTACCTGACGCAGCAAGGCCGGGGGACAAACCCCAACCACCCTTAACCGCGATAAGGTGTTCTCTTGCGCCTGTCGAACCAGCAGCATTACTGTCTACTGGTAGGAACTTTGGTTTGTCGTCATCGGCGGTAGTTGTTCCCCATAAACCCATTGTTATCTCCTTTTATTCTTGCAAGAATATATTATTGTTTCTATTTAGGTTATTTATAACCTAGACGTTTCAATTCAGCGAGGGTTTTACCAACTTCTGTGTGATGTACACCAATTCCACCTTTTGCTTCCCATTCTATGATATTCTTCTTATAATCATCGATTAATACGTTTGGTTTCCCATTCGTAGTAGCATATTTCTGTTTATCTGCCCTCTTCACAAGATTGATGTTACGAGGTTTAATTCTAGTATTCTTCTTCAACCATTTTTTCTTACCCGGCCGTGAATTGTCATCACGGTCAGAATAAGCAGAAAGGATATGCGTGTCATACTTCTGAATAAACGAATATAACCGTTTTGCACCCGGCATCCAATCTAAATTTGCCCAGAAATCTTTCGTGTTCCTGATCTTAATCCAGCGGTCGTCCTTACCAAACTTAGCAAAGGGCATACCAATAACTTCTTCAGCACGGCCGATGAAGTTACATAGAACCTGATCCATATCACAATAGATTTCTGGGAGATCATCTTTAGACGCCTCCATCATCTCTAACAAGTCTTTCATTTTATCCATCAATTTTAGGCTGAATTTCTACCTTTGCAACTTTTCCACCTGTCATGGTCTTTGAACCTTTAACTGGTTTGAGCTCCTCATCTTCTTCATCATACTCTTCTTTAGAGGATTT